AACGTTATCGCCTTCGGCCTTGGCTCTAATACCAAATTCCTTTAATCGCTCAAACTCTCCAGTCATTGCGTCTAAGGTTGCTTCTGCTAATTGGTCAAATGATTTACCTGTTGATGAGGCAAGGTCTCCCAATGCCGTCATTTCTCTGACCGTAGGCGTAAAACCTCTATTGGCTAACTTTACAAAAGCGTTTGTTAATTCGTCAACTTGAAAAGGTGTTTTTGAGGCAAAGTCTACAATTTGATTCATTGCCACCTGAGCCGCTGAACTACTGCCCAAAGTATTGGTTAAAACCGCTTCCATTTTTTGGAAATTGGCGGTCGTATCAATAACCGCTTTGCCAAAACTTAGAATCGCACCAACTGAAAAAGCAGCTCCCAAAGAAGTTAAAGCAGTTGAGGATATTTTTTCGAACTTGCTAAACTCTTTACCTGACTGGTCAAGTTTAGAGTTTACCTCATTAAACTTTTTATCGAACTCGCTAATTTTAGCGCCAATCTCGACCTCTATTCTTGGATTTGCCATTTTTCTCTAGTTTAGATGCAATTTCCAACAATTTCTTTGCTTTAGCAAAGTCTTGCGGTGTAGACTCCAAAGGCTTTGGTATATTATCCCAAGCCAATGGCCAAATCTTAGTTGGGTCTAAATTAACCCCTTTCTTTAAATGAGGTTGCAATAAAATAATCGATTGCTTACGCATTGCCTCAATCATATCCTTTTGGTCTATCTCGTGGCCTTTTACTAAAACCTTTAACTCTTTACGGCTTAAATGAAAAAGCTGCTCATAAGGGATTTTAGTCCGACCTACGAGCAGCAATAAATTCTCGCGAGCATTATAATTCTCGCTTTCGTTTTCACTTACGTTTTTTTTTCTTCGGTACTTTCACCAATACCCAACTCCAAAAGCAAGTCGGCTAAAACGTCGTTAAATAAATTAATTACCTCTTTGCCCTCAACCCAAGTTTTTAACTCATCTAAGCTAATTGGATTTGCCGATTTACGAATGCAAGCAACTTTATGGCATTCAATAAGCAAAGCGTAAATTAAATCTAGCTTTGGCATTTTTCCATTTTGAAAAACTTCACCTAAACTTTTTCCAGTAAAGTCCTCGAAATTAGCCAATGCCCCAAGATTTGGGTAAAAGAAAATCTCCCCTTCTTTAAAGGGAGTAAAATGGTATTTAGCCATATATGTTTATTAGGTTGGTATAACGCTAATTACTGGAGCGCCAGCAAAGTCGAAAGTTCCTGAGAAAGATACTTGAGAGTTTCTTTCTGCCGTAACTTCAAGAGAGTTTAATTGAGCGTCAACAGTAATAATTTTGTCGCCTGACTCAGTACCACCAAAAACCAATTCAAATACTTTTCCGATGTCTTCCATCAAGTCAAAAGCTGATAGGTTGGATGCTCCAGTAGATGCAAAATCTAGGTCTCCTGAGAAAGAGAAAGAACCTGACTTGTCGCCGCCTTCAAGTCTAACTCCGTAATCGCCTGTGCAATCGTTTCTTACAATTACAGATTCGTTGGAAATTGAAACAGAAGCGGAGGTTTTACAAACGACTGGAAGATTATTCCACTCAAATGTAAAGAAATTGCCTAATTGATATGTTGCCATTGCTTATTCGTTTTAACAAATATACATAAATTTTTATTTATCAAGATACTTGGAAAACATCCAAGGTATAAGACAAGATTTTTTGGTAAGCTATTTGGCTACTGCCTTGCTCAATTTGAACCCTAGAAAAGTTCTTTCGGATGTTTATCGCCTGTAAATCATTCGGCAAATCAAAATCCGTTAAATTCATTTTTAGCTGAATAGCATTTGAAATATTTTCAGAAAGCTTTTTACCTCCACTTCCTTGTGGAAACTTTGTTACAATGCTAATTTGAAAAACTGCGTTTTGTCTAATCGAGCAATCGTTATTTGTTGTTTCAGCCTCGTTTTGGTCTGTAATAAGTACGTAAGCCTGAGAGCCTAAATAAACTGCTGGATTGATTGTAGACGGCAATTCTGTATCATGTACTGGAATAGTTACCCCACCAACCACCAAAGGAGTAATTGCGTCTAAAACTGCTATTCTTATATCAGTCGAAATCTCTCTCATCCTAAGTCTTTGTTTATTTCGTTTTCAATTTCTTGCACCAAGTTAGCGGTATTCCTAAAGAAAGCTGGCATTAAATAAGGTTGTCCGATAATACGACCTTCACCATTTCGGTAAAATCTTCTTGCAATGTCTCTAACCTCTTGGGTGTATTGTGGATTTGCAAGAATCTCTCTTGCACTTAATCC